GTTAAGATTCATTTAGGTGCTGTTAAGATTCATTTAGGTGCTGTTAAGATTCATTTAGGTGCTCTTAAGATTCATTTAGGTGCTCTTAAGATTCATCGCGGTGCTGTTAAGATTACCTTAACTAACTGATAATTAAGGGTTTATAAATCTAAAAAGTACTTGGGACGGGACTATCGGTGCTGTTAAGATTCATCGCGGTGCTCTTAACATTCGTTGCGGTGCTCTTAAGATTCGTTTAGGTGCTCTTAACATTCGTTGCGGTGCTCTTAAGATTTGTTTAGGTGCTGTTAAGTTTCATCGCGGTGCTGTTAAGATTCATTTAGGTGCTGTTAAGATTCATCAAGGTGCTCTTAAGATTCGTTTATGTGCTTATAGGTTCAAATATTACACACAAATATACACCTTTAGGCTGTTAAGATTCATAAACCATAGGGCATAAAAAAACCCCAAAGTAGAAATGGCTAAAAAACTAAGTGGGGTTAAAAACTACTTTAGATAGCAGTTTTTTATTTTTTCTTCAAATTGTTTCCACACTGGATTGTCAGGGTTATACAACTCGTATCCGAGTCCACGAAGAACAACTTCGGCATCTCTTTTGGCGTCAGGGTCATTACAATATTGTAATGGTGATATATTTGGGTTATTTTCATTTTCCTTTTTTATCTTTTCATACCTTCTCGCACATGGCTTACACCTTTTAGTGTATCCTGTATTCCGATACATGTGATTCCTTACGAACTCTTCAATAGGTAAAACCTTCTTACATATATTACAAACCTGCGTCTCCATACTTTTCTTTCATTCGTTTCATAAATTGTTCGTGGACATTTTCATCTGTATTATAACCCAGTTTCCGAAGAACTTCAAGACCAGCCTCTCTATCACTTTGGTATAACATCGGTTCTTCCGTTTCAGAGGTCTTCCTACACTCTTTACAGGTATAACTAATATTGAATGGGGGTTTGGACTTATCTTTATGGAAACTCTCTTCAGTGAGGTATTCTGTACATCTTGAACATCTGTAAGTCCAACCTGAATCACCCATTACTCTTCTGTTATGACGGACACCTCTTTTATCTTCTCTATTCATAGGTAAGTTATAAAAAAGGGGGAAGTGAAAAAAAAATAAAGAAATATATAAAATAGCCGACAAGCCGAATTATAACACTCCCCCCAATTATAAATACTACAGAAAGTCCTTTTTGTTTGAAGGCTGTATATTATTCCATCTTATGCCGTTTCTAATGTGATTGACATGTTTACGAGATATCGTCTTTCCAACGACTTCGTTAAACTTATTACACACCTGTGTATCGTTGAGAAATCTATCTTGTAATAAATACTTGAGATAAGCAATCTCTGAATTTAGAAACTTAGCACCTCTTGTTTGTTCTCTTTTCATTATCTTTGTATTACTATAAGTATATGATAACACACTTGGAGACAAATTAAAGTGTAAATAATTTTATTTAGTTGACAATAAAACAAATGTTGTGTATATTTATAATAAACAGTAAAATATGGAAAGTAAAATAAAGAATGTTATTATCTATGACTCTTGGTTTGAAATGTTTGAGAATAAATTAACCGAAGAACAAATCGGTAAGTTTATGAAGGCTATAGGTCGTTGGAAGAATGGTGAAGCATTACAATGTGAAGACCCGATGGTATATGGAATATTAATTCCGATTGAGAAAGACCTTAACGATATGTTTCAAAATTATAAGAATAAAGTTGAAAGAAATAGAGAGAACGGTAAGAAAGGTGGTAGACCAAATAATAACCCAAATAACCCAAATAACCCAACGGGTTCTTTAGAAACCCACGATAACCCAAATAACCTTAAAGATAAAGATAAAGATAAAGAAAAGGTATTACCTAAAGTAATACCTTTTCCAAAACCAAATATTAGTAGTATTGTTGAAGTTGGGAATGGGACTCCCCTTGAGGGGTCGTATCCCATCCATCCAACTACAACCAAAGATGGAGGCTGGGAGAAAGTATTATCATTATTCCCTGAAGGTAAAAAGAAGGATTACAACAACGCATTGATTATGTGGTGTGGAATGGAACAGAATGAAAAAAAACAAGTCATTAGACATCTCTCAATGTATGTTAAGAATACAGACATTAAATTCTTAAAACAGATAGGTAACTACTTCAACGAGCAATTATGGAAAGAGATGAAATCATCCTCAACGCAAAAAGAAGTAGGAACGACTAAAGGAGGAATGATTGATTTTAATTTAATACATTGGTTTCAACATTTTGCTGAACATGAAAAATGGGAAGAAGCAAGAAAAGAATTTTTCGGATTTAACGATACTCAAAGAAAAGAATTAACAAAAATATATAATGAAGAACGAAATGTTAGAACAACTTAAGAATGAGATGATGGATAGTATCCCCAAAGTAAAACATAAACTTTTCCTTGATAACTTATTTTACATCTATAAAAAACCAGAGACACACAATTCAATGGTAAGAGATAAAATAAGTATTGAAGATTTAGATAGACCAAATGTAATGTGTATCATTGATGGGCATATTCCACATTGGAAGAATTTAGAACAAAAAAGATTGGACTTTGAACTCCTCAAAGAATTAAGGATTATATTGTAATACACTTTGTTCAACGATATGTTATACTATTTATGTAGAAACACATGCCGTGAGAAGTAGTATAAAGTTCAAAGAGTTATTAGATTTTACTGGTGAAGGATTTTTTGATTTATCAATTGAAGAACAGAATCGTTACAAAGATGTTGTATATGAAATCTGTTCTTCAGCAATAAATCAAATCAGGAATGAAAGTAATAAGGATGATGTACTAACTGTATTACTTATATCCCTTCAACAGGTTGAACACAGATTCAATGAGTGGGAAGATTACGAGATGAGTTTCTTAATAAAAGAAACGATTGAAAAGATTATCAACGAAGAAAGAAATAAAGAAAAAGTATAATGGGTTGTAATTGTAAAAATAGTGTATTAAAAAGGGCTAAGAGCCTTCTAAGCGGAAGGACTTATGGTCAGGTAGAAGATAATGTTCAAAGACAGTTAAGGTCTCTATGGGAAGAAGAATTCAGAAGACCCAATACAGAAGTAGAAGTCATTGAGTGGTTAAAGAAATAAGATTATGAAAAGAGGAAGCAAACCCTATACGATTCAACTACTGGTTGAACGAGGGGTGATAAAAGATAGTTGGTATGAGGATATAATTCAGTTGGGAAGGGAAGGTTCCGCTGAGGTTCATATCGTCTCTTACATGGATATATCATGGGATACACACAAGAGATTAATGGATAGAAGCAAGAAATATTTAGAAGCCGTAACAAAAGCACAGATGGAAAGTGAAAAATGGTGGATAGATATTGCCAAGAAAGAATGGGTTGAGGGTAGTTCAAGGAACATCAATTCAAACCACTGGTCTCTAATGGTAAGGAATATGTTCAAAGATAGATGGTCAGATAGAAAGGAAACTGACATAACCTCAAAGGGGGATAAAATAACTGACAATACAATATCAGTAGAAATAATAAGAAAAATACAAGATGAAGATATCAATAACGAATAAGTCAGGTAAGGTATACGAATACGAAAAAAAGTCAGTATTCATTGAACCCGATTTTCACAAACAGTTAAAACTAACATCAACCCAAGAAGACAGGTCAATGGGAGAAATGGTAGAATATGTATTCAACTATTGGAAAAGTAATTCCTAAATGAAAATACAAACCACCGAGATATATCAAATGTTGGAAGACAATATGGACACCCGTCTATTATTGTTTCAAGGTAGTGCCCGTTCTGGTAAGACCTACAACATCTTAATATGGTTGGTGATATACTTACTCAAAACCCCTGACAAAACTCTCTCTATCGTCAGGAAAACACTACCAGCATTAAAGGGTTCTGTATTGAGAGACCTCAAGGAAATACTTGAGACATTGGAAATCTACAATCCAACTGATTGGAAGAAACAAGAGGGATACTACACATTACCCAACGGTTCAGTTATAGAGTTCTTTTCCACAGATGAAGAGCAGAAGTTAAGGGGTAGAAAAAGAGACATACTTTTTATCAACGAAGCGAACGAATTAACAAGGGACGACTATGTCCAACTCGCTATCAGAACAACAGAGAAAATTGTAATGGACTACAACCCTTCAGACCTGTATTCATACATCTACGATTTGATTGAAGAAGAAGATGTATTCTTCCACAAATCTACCTACAAGGAAAATCCCTTTCTAACGGATGAAATTGTCAAAGAGATAGAATCACTCAAGGACAAGGACGATAACCTGTGGAGGGTCTTTGGATTAGGTGAGAGAGGTATTGCTACCAACTCTGTATTCTCCAAATATAATGTGGTAGATGAGATACCCGATGGAGGTGTGGTACATAGAGGATTAGACTGGGGTTTCAACGACCCAACAGCATTCATAGAAGTCCGTAAGATTGATGATAGTATTTACCTGAAAGAACTAATCTACAAAAGGGGTTTAACCGCAAGTGATATCGTACATGAAATCAAAACATTGGATATAGATTATACCGATGATATATGGTGTGATTCAGCAAGACCTGAAATCATTGAGGATTTGAAGAGGGAAAGAATAAACGCCAAGAGTGTTAAGAAGAATACCATCTTACACGGAATACAACTAATAAAAAGACATAATGTTTATATCCATAAGGATAGTGTTAATCTATTAGACGAGTTCAAAAACTATAAGTGGAAGACAGATAAAGATAGTAATATCTTGGATGTCCCCGAAGATAAAAATAACCACGCAATTGACTCGGTTCGTTATGCCTTGGAAATGGCTAACAAACCAAAAACACAATATTCATTTTTATGACAATTACATTAGGAGAAAAAGAGATTGAATTAGAATACATCACTATCAATCAATACAGAGAGATGGAAAAGAATCCAGAGATGAAAGACATTGACTTCATAAGTTTCATTACGGGATTACCAATAAAAGATTTAAGAGATGTTGAACTCAATCAAATCTCATTCGTAGCCAAGTTTTTAAGGACTTGGACAAACTCATTACAGAAGACACCACTATCTCTTACAAGAGAATATAAGGGTCAGACATTAGGGTTATTATCACCGGTAAGTATGACCTATGGGGAACACACCGATTTACACACACTACTATCACAGAAACCAATTAACTTTGATATGGTATCATCCATTCTTTACAGACCTGTGATTGAAGGTGAAGGTGAAGATAGAAAGGTTGTCAAGTATGATTATGATGAGTGTAAAAAAAGAGCAAAGGATATGGGAGAGTTCCCTATCAATGACTACATTTCAGCCCTTTTTTTTTTGACAAAGTTCTCAGAAATACAATTGGACGATTTCCGCTTGTCTATGGAGAGCAAGTTAAAGAAGGAGAAGACGACGGAAGAATAGACAAACCTGACAAAAGGACAGACGATGAAAAACTCTCTGAATTAGTAGATTTCTACTATAAAACATTTATGATAATATCGGATGAAAATCCTTTGAAGATGAAAGAAGTTGCGAATATGGATGTTCAAGAAGCACTTTTCTATTTATCTTATATAGTCAAGAAAAATCGTGAGATAGAAGCGAGACACAAAAAACAAAAGAAATAACCTATGAACAATTATAGAACTATTATTGAAACCTTTGAGCAGTTCGCTACTCAACATCCTTTGTTAAAGACATTCACTTGGGGTGAGTTATCAGATGTAGGTAGGGAGAAAGAAAAGATTGAATATCCCCTATTACATGTTATACCTACACCATCAACCATTAACCTTGATTATACTGACTTCAACTTTCAAGTTCTGATTATGGGATTATTGGATGATACTGAAGCAAACCAATTGGACTTACTTAAGACATCACACTTGATACTACAGGACTTTTCTGAATACTTTGTTAATGACCTTAAGAGTTATACCTATAACTTGGTTACACCGATTACTTTCAATCCCTTCTTGGATAGATTACCCGAGAGAGTTGTGGGTGTTGATGCGGCAATAACATTAAGAGTACAAGGGACATTCTGTTTATAACATGCCAAGAATACTACAAAATACAGGGTGGAATGTAGTTGGTGACTGGGTATTACAACAGGTCAGAGGTGAGTTAGGTAAAGCAAAACCAAGAAAGGATAAAGCGGGTACTATAAAATCCTCATACTACAAACTGAATTATCAAGGGACTCTATCTAACTCATTAGGTATGGAGGTAGTAGAACAAACCCCTGACAATATATTCTTAGCCTTAACTTATCCTGGTGAAGGGACACAGGCCATCAAAGGTAAGATATTCCTTGAGACAGATAGAAGACCTGATAAAGGGGTAAATATAGAACTATTAAGACCATGGGCTGTAAGTAAACTACCAGGTTTCAATGCTTTGGATGAGAAGTCAAAGAAATGGACACTAATAAGAATTAGTAGTAATATAAAAAAGAAAGGTTTGGGAATATTCCCTGTTATTGATTCAGGCTTCAATTCAAATTTAGAAAAGGAATATGAGTCCTGGTTCTCAAGACAAACAGAAGAACAAATACAAGAATTGCCAGGAATTGATAAGGTCTTTACCCTATTCAACAACATAAGATTTTTTGATAACGCAACAATAGATATATTCAGATGATAACACTAAATGTACAACCACAAACGATTACCCCGAGTTATTCAAACTTGGTGTATCAGTTTTCCTCAACAGCACAAACAACATACTACAAATATAGGTATATTGTAGATATCTACATAGACGGACAAAATGTCAGTACACAAAAGATAACTCCACAGAACCCTAATTGGGGTCAAGTGGATATATCACCTATAGTAAAGAATTACCTCAACTCAAGACCTATCAACAAGGGTTGTACGGGGACAACAGAAACCCCTATAGTCCAAGCAGAATTCGGTGGGTTAGGTGAAGATATGAAAAGTTATTACATATCAGTGGGTGAAGAGTATTCAACAACACCAAATGGTAATGTTGATATCTATGCTCCTAATGTTAACTCAAGTACAAGTTGGATGTATAACGGTGTTAAGAACTGGAATCAGGGAAAGCAATTTAACATCCAAGATTACTATTTGAGTAACTATTCTCTTCCAACAGAATTCCCTGCCAATTCACATAAGTTTATGACTTATGCTCCTCGTGTTCAATATATCGGTAATAACGATTGGGCAACCATCACGGGATTGAATATGAGAGAACCTGGTGTGTTAACGGGTGATACCTCAACAACATTCTCAGCCCCTGTTTATTCTGCTGTATTTGAATTCTATGATGTGGATGGTCTATTACTATCCACAGACAGAGTGTATAACATAGTGGAGAATTGTGGTCAATTTAATACATGTGTTGATGTTACTGGATTCACCACTAACTACGAAAACCATTTCTTGGAATACTTCGGTACTGGAACAAATAATATCGTTAATCACGGAATCACCTTACCATCTGATTGGCATTATTACAGAGTGTATTTTGAAGGTACATCTTACCAATGTTTCACTTACTATTTGGTTAATGTTTCAGGGATAGGTAAAGAAATCAACTATGCCAATTGTGGTAATAACAACCTTGTTACCTTCATCTTAGCACCTGGTGCTAACGACCAATTCTGTGCGAGAAAAGGATGGAATGCTCCAACAGGGGTTACCGTCCAACAATTAAGTGAATGTACTATTTGGGATGGTGAAGAGGCTTGTTTCTCTACTTCAAGAATATCAGAATATTTCTACTATTACAAAGACCCTGAATGTGGCCCTGGTAGTCGTAGAGTTATGTGGTTAAACTCATTTGGAACTTGGGATTACTTCACCTTCAAGTATAGAGATACTGTAGGTTACGATGTTTCCCGTGAAACATTACAACAAGAACCAACCCTATATACTGCGGGATGGGAAACTGACAAATACTATGGATGGGCACCAACCAACAAGGTTTGGAATCAGAACATCTCAAAGACGGGGTTATTGTATTCAGGTAGAATATCCAAATCTTACTTATCGTGGATGACAGATGAGTTATTAAAATCCCCAGCAGTTTATTTCATAGATACTGCGGGAGATATACAACCAATCATATTAACAAACACAGAAGTGATTGAACCTAACTTCCAAAGAAATGACGGACAATACGAAATGGTATTGGAGTATTCAGGAGGTTATAACGAGACAAGACAAGATAACGAATAATGGTAGAATTATTAGCGATTGACAAAGACGGAAACTATAGTTATTTGGATTTGGGGGCAGATGTATCAATACCCTACAATAAATCCATTGAAGATATAGAGGATATTACCGCAAGAAGAGGTGGTTATACAAAGACCTTCAACATCTTTGGTTCAGCAAGGAACGATAAGTTCTTTCAATCAGCATTCAATGTCAATGCCACCAATTTTGATAACACCCTTCAAGCAGGGTGTGTCATCCAATATAAGGGTAGTGATGTATTCAACGGGACAATGAGATTGAATAAGATTACCAACCAAAGTGGATTGGTAAATTATGAGGTATATTTGGTAGAGAACCTAACATCCTTCACTTCTGAACTGGAACAAATCGGTCTTTGTAATTTAGATTATTCAGATATCCAACACGATATTGATTACTCCGCAATTACATCCACTTGGGAATACAC